GTATATTCCTTCGGTTTGACGTGAAGTTGCTCTGATAGAACCAGACATAAATTCTCAAACTGACGGTCAAACTGAACTTCCACCCCGTCTGAACCCGTAAAGACTTTGGGATTGGAATAAGTAATCAGTTTTGTGGTTAGTTTCTCAATGATAGTTGAACTATCCGGATTGCGCTTTCCCTTTATGATATTGTTGAATATCTCAATTGTTCTACGTTTCAGTATATCATAATACTCCTTGACTTCCGAATCGTTGAACATCTGGGGAAAGTAAAGCATCAGTTCATCGTCAATTTTTTTTTTGACCGAATCAATCTGATCGGCCAACTCCTTTATTGATACGTCTGATAGGACTTCTACTATCTTCTCTATGTTTGCGTCTGACAATTCGTATTCCTTTCCGTCAACTTCCGTCACTAAAGCGGCAAAGGCCCTATGCTTCGGCATAAGTCCCGTCTGAATGAAATAGAAACCTTGACGTAAGTTCTGCAACTCCTTCATAGCCTGGTCTGCCTTGTTTTCCTGGATAAACCTTCGCGTTTTCTCCAATCGGCTGTCAAAGGCTTGCAGATCCCCACCTATTCCGGAATCCACTAACAGATATTTCTGATATTTGTGGAATCTCACAATCGGTAACTCGTCAATAGTATCGTACATCTTGACGGTATGTTTGCCTATCTTCTGGATTACCATAATTCGCGTGTTATGACTGTTGAACAAAAGGGAACTAACATTATCAGACTTTCGCCTAATACTAAAGCCAAAATTAGCGAAATGATTACTGAAATCCAAAAGCTGCAACAAAACTTGCAAGACAGTAATTCGTGAATCAAATCGCTTGGGGCGTGTACTTGCATCCACTCCAATATCTTCCACTTAACCATAAGTGACATAAAGAAAGCGGATGCAAGACTGATAATCGCCACAAAAACTATGAAGTCTGTTCCTCGCATAATTCCGGATATTCTAATATTCCCTCAACGGCAAAACCGCCAAAGGGGTGCATAAGAAATTGGTTGTCTATCTCTGATAGGGTATAACCCTTATATAAGTTCTCTACGCGCTCAAATATCCTGGCCGTTGTGACGCGGCCCTCTGACAGATGCCATCCGGCCCTTCCCGAAAGAACTTTCAAGACATCGGCTTTCAGTTTCTCAATGTTTCTTTCGGATGCCTCGTTGTAAATTCTTCTTGTGTCAAACCAGAATATCAGTCTGTACGGAGTCTTTATTTCTCTGGCCCAGACTTCGCCACCTATCGTTTCCGGATCTTCAATCTCAAAGAATGAGAAATTTCCGATTTTGGAATCCGGACTGACTTCAATATAATCGTTAGGGCCGTGATGATTCCATCCCCCGCAAAAGACATTCGGGGTAATGACTTTCTTGCCCTGAATCATTTTGGTTAGACGTTGTGCCCTTCCGAAAGCCACGTCCAACCAATCTATGTTTTCTACCAATCCCTTCTGAATATCCGCAATGATAGCATCTAACATAACGGGATTCTCTATTGACGGTGCATTGTTCATAACAACATATTTCTTATTTCGTTAATAAGTTCCGATAACGCGCCTCTCTCTCTGAATATTATATTCCAATAATCCGATTGCAGACCGAATGTTTTAAGGCCATACTTGTTCACTATCCTTGTAGCGTAAGAAGTAGTGGGTACTATTCCCACTTCATCTGGAAGAAACTCCACGCCCAACTCTGAATGGAACTTTCCATTGATATAAAGATTGGGTGCATCCGGATTACGGCTTACTGAATACGGATAGGGTAAACCGTCCTTCCACGCTGAATAACGTCCGGCTGAATCTACCGAATGGAAATATCCTGAAGGTTTCAGATCCTCGGAATAATAAGGCCGTATATCCTCGCCATTGGAAGCCTTGCCTTGTAACAATTGGATCTGTTGCAATTCCATTATGTCAGAATCGTGGTTTATAAGCACGTTTCTAATCAAATCGGATTGCAGAAGATTATTCATTGCTACAACCTTATCTCTTATTGTGTTCAGAACGCTCATATTTTGCCCTACAATCAATTATTTTCTTTCAGACGATAAAGTTATTAGGGAAAAGGAGAAAATCGCTTATACACGAAATTCTCCCGAATTAACTATACCGTTCTATATTTCACTCCGTGATTGTTGCATTGCAGACATATTCTGTCAAGATTCCTTGTGTCAAGACTTAATGCCTTATATGCTTGCTTCAACTCATAAGCCAGACCGCTCTGCTTACCCTGGGGTGCGCCATCTATCTCATAGAGAAGTTCATCCCTTGTGACGTTTACCTGATTGCGGTTTATCCTTACGTTGGGATTCATAGCGATAGTACGCAATGCGCTTACGGCTACTTGCTTCTGGATTACATTGGCGAAGATTCCACGCTCTTTAATGATAAAGTCCGTCAAATCGCATCCAACTGATATTTCCAGATTCATTCCGTAGTTCATAGTGTTTGTGTAAGCAACCTCGGCTATGTCAAACATTTCGGGATTCTCCGCAAATCCATCCGGAATAGAAGTGGAGAACGGGGAAACTTGCAGATATTTCGTAAGCTGCTTCCACGATTCAATTGAACCACCCAGACAAGTCTGACAAGGCTCTGTACTCCAATCCTTTGATACATTCAAGGCTTCCATTCCAAAAGGAAGTGCATCCTGGGAGTAACATAAGAACCACGCTCCGCCCGCATCAGTTCCATTCTGGATATAAGGAAGATATATCGGTGTTTCGGGTGTGAACCACTCAAAGCCACCTTTGGTATTCGTATAATTCAACTCAATAACCCGCATCGGCTCAAATTGTGACGAATGGAAAAGATACAACTTGATCGTTCCCGTTGCGCCCACCATCTGCAAGCCAATCTTCTCAATCTTTGTGGTTACGCCCATAGACCTTACGGGAACTATCTCAAATCCTACAAGTTTGTGGGTATTGTCAATAGTGGCTTTCAGTCTGGCCGCTCCGTCAAAGAATGTTCTGCGCTCTAACAAGGATTTGGTTTCCTCGTTAAGCTGCTTTATCTGAATGAAGTTCTGGATAGCCGTATTGATAGCCTGACGGGTAAGATGCTCCAGAAAATCCGAAAGCAAATTGTATTCTTCCCAATCAGAATTGTTATCTGCGGGTTCTGAACCCGTGTTATCGTGTAAAGCCTTCCAGATCGTACCCTGGTGCTTGACTTTTGCACCTTCTGAATATGGTACATCATCCTTCCAATTGGGGTACTTGAACAAATAATCATCGGGCATAATTGAACGGATATTCTCCAAAGTCAATAGCGGGTGTGCGCCCTGGAATGTCAGACCGCTTTCGCTCACACAAAGCCTGGGGTCTATCTGATTGTTGGGGTTATAATCTTGCTCCCAACCTACAACATTGAAAAGCGCATTTTGTATTTCGTTTAATCGTAACATATTCAGTATTTTAATTGTAAAACAAAAAGGGGAACGGGGTTTATACCCGCTCCCCCTTTCTATTGGCCGTTAGACGATATTAGGAAATCGTCTTTGTATTAACGGGATTGTCCTCGCTATTTACAACCTCTACGGGAGCGGCAAATGCGCTACCAACGGGAGTTGCAACCTCAACCTTGATAATCGGGTTAGCAACGGTTGAAGGATTGCTGTTGTAGGCCACAAGGAAAGCAATGTCAACGGAGAAACCGAAGTATTCCTTGACGTTGCAGACCATATCCTCACTTGCTGCTCCGGCAATCTGGCTCTGATCGCCAACTGCGGTGTAGTAGTGTGAACCAACGGGAAGGTCAATGTACGGCAGACGTACAACGTCCCACTCGTGGAAATTGGCCCTTGTTCCGGCCAGAGCCTCGCGGTCAACACGGGTAAGAACACCTACGTTACCATCGGCTACGGCATATCCGGTAGCGAAGATACCGCTCTCATTGGTAATGTTGTTGGTGTAGTGGAATACCTTGTTCTCATACTCCAGACGCTTGTTCTCGTCATTGTAGATGTCGTGTTCGGCCATCTTACGAACCAGAGAATCAAAGCCTGCACCACCAATGATATGGAGCATTTCGGGATATGCGTTAGCACGCATCATAGCGTTAAGGTCTGAAAGGAACTCCATACGGGCGATCCAAGGCACTTGAACGCTATTTGAAGTGACGGTGTAGATAAGCTGATCCTTGAACACCTGGGTCTTGTTGGCTTCCAGAGCGGCAATAGCCTGAACGTCCATTGCGGTTGCCAAAGCGCGACAAACCTTCTCCATCTTACGGGCGAAATCGTGATCGTAACTGATCTCGTTGTTACGATAGAGTTGGGGAACCATTGTGAAACCAACGGCCAGAGTTACCCAATTGACGGTGTAGAGAGCGGAAGTGTTCTCGTCATCGGCAATAACGCAACTGCGGACGTTAGAAACGGTTACATCGCCATCGTAATTGATAACGGGGATCTGAACGGTGTTACCTATGCTTGCGAAAGCACGGTCACGAAGATTGGGGTTAATGATTGAGTTTCCGGCATTGGTCTGCTCAAT